TATGGTGAAGTATATGTTTGAGTTGCCTGATGAAGCATCGTTTGAAATGCTGTATGGAAACCTCAAAACACAAGGAACGATTAGTTTTTGGAGTACTTCTTTTATTAGGGGAACTACTCTGGATAATTCAATTATCATTGTAGATGAGTTTGCCAATCTAAATGGACATGAACTTGATAGTATTATTACTCGTGTCGGTGAGGATAGTAAAATTATGTTCTGCGGAGATGCTACTCAAAGTGATTTAATTAAAACAAGTGAAAGAAATGGTATCATTGATTTTATGAAAATTCTTCGTAATATGCCTTCTTTTGATATTATTGAATTTGGTATTGAAGACGTTGTTCGTTCAGGGATTGTTAAAGAATATCTAACTGCAAAATATCAATTAGGTATTAGTCTTTGATTTTATGTTTAACTCGTAAAGGTTTACATTTAGATAAATAATTATAACCTTTTATGAGTTAGATAATGTATAATATTTACTTAATTACCAATTTTGAAAATAAAAAGCAGTATGTTGGAATAACTAAATTTTCTATAACCGAAAGATTTTATCAACACGCCAAAAGAGGATTTCTTTTAACTGAAGCAATCAAAAAATATGGTGAAAATAAGTTTTTTATTGAATTAATTGAAGAAGTTGATACTGCTGGAAGAGCATATGAATTAGAACAGTATTATATTAAGAAGTATAATACTAAAGTTCCTTATGGTTATAATTTAACTGATGGTGGTGATGGAATTTTTGGTTGGGAAGTTACCGAAGAATATCGACAAGAATGTTCTGAAAGAGTTAAACAACTCCATAAAGAAAAAAAAGTTGGTATGTATGGCAAAAATCATACAGAAGAAACAAAGAAAAAAATGAGTGCCTCTTCAAAAGGAAAAAATAAACCTTGGTTAATTGGTAGAAAATTTAGTCCAGAAACTATTGAAAAATTGCGACAAATAAATTTAGGGAGAACTCTTTCAGAAGAAACAAGAAAAAAAATTAGTGAAAATCATTATGATATTTCTGGTAAAAATAATCCTATGTATGGAAAAAAACATTCACCAGAAACTATTGAAAAATTAAAAGAAAAAGCAAAAAATCGTCCTAAAAGAATTTGGATTAATGATGGAAAAATAGAAACTTGTATTTTTGCAAGTGAAAAATTGCCAGAAGGATTTTCTTATGGTAGAATTAAATTTAAAAGGAAAAATAAATGAGTTTTATTCATCATAATTATCTGGGTGATATTGAATTGGAATGTAAAACAACAGAAAGCATCCGTCTCTATAACCTACCTAATGGAGAATGGGTGCCTTCTATTACTTCTGTCACAAGCTTTTTCAACAGGGAAGTCTTCGTTAAATGGAGACAAAGAGTTGGTCTTGAGGAAGCAAATCGTATTACTAAAAGAGCAACAGCAAGAGGTACTGATTTTCACCTAGTCTGTCAAGACTATTTGGAGAACAAAGAATTGGATTGGAATAATTACCAACCAATGACAAAGATTATGTTCATTCATGCTAAACCTTATCTTGATAAGATAAATAATATTCATGCAATTGAAAGGACTTTATATTCAGAATATTTTGGACTCGCTGGAAGAGTAGATTGTATTGCTGAATATGAAGGAGAACTTGCAGTTATAGACTTTAAGACTTCAGATAAGATTAAACCAGAAGAGTGGATTGAAAATTACTTTGTACAAGAAACATTTTATGCTGCTGCTTATTATGAACTGACTAATATTGTTCCAGTTAAACTTATTACTATCATGGTAACTCCTGGTGGTGAAGTCAAAATATTTGACAAAAGAAACAAAGGGGATTATATTAAGTTATTAGTTCGCTACATTAAAGAATTTGTACGTCACAATACTGGGCAAAATGGAGAATGAATTAGAAAAGGTACTGGAAAGTAAATTTTTCTGTCCAACAAGATTTGCACAGGAGATTGAAACTCTTGTGCATAGTGATGAGAAGATGAGTTACATTGATGCTATTATTCATTTCTGTGAGAAGAATAATATTGATGTAGAATCAGTGCCTAAACTGATTTCAAAACCATTGAAAGAAAAGATTAAGTATGAGGCAATGGAACTTAACTTTCTGAAAAAAACTTCCCGTGCCAAATTAGTCTTTTAATTCCATTTTAGGTTGAAAAATTTTCCCAGTAAAAATTCACTATATTACTTTTTTTAATGATGCCTTATGATGCTTATAGAGAATACCTTGCTCTAAAGAATCACTTCACAAAAGATTCTTACGATTATTTCAAGTACAATAAAAAGGTAAGGGCAACAGTTCAGTCTTTCTATAAAAGGAAAGATAGGATGTGGTTTGAGAAATTTGCAAGAAATAAAACTGATCAAGAAGTAGTAAATTTTTTTGTTGCAAATTTTGTTTCTTCAAGCAATCCAGAAACTATTTGGATTGGTGAAATGATTAAAGAGGGTGAAAGTAGATATCAACAATGGCAGAAAAAAATTCAGTCATTGTCTTATATTTTCAAAGAAGAAACTCAAAGGTTATTCGAACAAAATAAATTTCAAGAAGTATTTAATTGCTCCAAGTCTCATCCAGTACTATTAAAAATGTTCCTGAGTGAGAAGATTAGTATTGAAACATTAGTCATCTATGATAGAATCTTTCAGTATGGAAGTAATTTTGATAAAAAACTGAAGGATCCTGTGTGGGAAACCGTCAGTATGAAAATTAAAAAGTACAGTCCATTTCTAAATATTGATGTATTTCATTATAAACGAATTTTGAAAGAAGTTATTCTCGGGGATTCATGAGTTTTTTTAGTTCTGATATTGTCCGTGCAGAGATGACTGAAATCTCTGAACTACAAGATGAAATTTACGGAAGTGTTTTTACATTTCCTACGATGACGAAGGAAGATAAAATTCGCCATGTTAATCTTTTGGATAAACTTCTCAATAAACAACAAATTCTTTATACACGTCTAAGTCTATCTGATGATCCAGAAGCACAGAAAATGAAAGAAAAAATTTCAAGTTCTGCTGCAATGATGGGTCTTTCTCCTGATATGGATATGAATGTCATCTTCAACAATATGTCCAAAATGCTTGAGGTGATGAAGAAGCAGATTGACAAAAGCGATTCTTCCGACTAGAATAACGAAGTACACAAAAGCCAAATCTTACAAATACAAGGTAATCTAAATGAGTTTTTCTGATCTTAAAAAGCAATCTTCACTCGGTTCTTTGACTCAAAAACTGGTCAAAGAAGTTGAGAAAATGAGTTCTTCTTCCTCGGGAGTTGATGAACGCATTTGGCGTCCAGAAATGGATAAAACTGGTAACGGATTCGCAGTGATTCGTTTCCTGCCTGCCCCTGAAGGTGAAGAACTTCCCTGGACAAAAATGTATTCTCATGCCTTCCAAGGTCCTGGTGGTTGGTACATTGAGAATTCACTGACTACCATTGGTGGTAAGGATCCTCTTGGTGAATATAATCGTGAACTGTGGAACACTGGTACTGAAGCAAATAAAGAAACCGTTCGTAAGCAGAAGCGTAAACTATCCTACTATTCCAACATCTATGTTGTAAAGGATCCCATTAATCCTCAGAATGAAGGTAAAGTCTTCCTCTTCAAGTATGGTAAGAAAATCTTTGATAAGGTCATGGAAGCCATGCAACCTGAATTTGAAGACGAAACTCCTATCAATCCTTTTGACTTCTGGCAAGGTGCAAACTTCAAACTGAAGATTGTGAAGAAGGATGGTTACTGGAACTATGACAAGTCTGAGTTTGATCGTCAGGCACCTCTTCTTGACGATGATGATGCAATGGAAGCAATCTGGAAGAAAGAATATTCTCTTACTGCAGTTACTGCTCCCGATCAATTCAAATCCTACGAAGACCTTGATCGTCGTCTGAAGATGGTTCTTGGACAGAAAGTTGCTCCTACACAGTCTCGTGCTGTTGTTGAGCAAGAGGATGAGTATGAGTCTTATTCTCAAACTCCTAGTGCTGAAAGTCGTGTAGTAGAAGAACTGGAACAGTCTTATGCTCGGTCCAAATCTCCTTCACTTCCTGTAGTCAATAAAGAAGTTGATGAAGATGAAGATGATGCGTTGGCATATTTTTCCAAGCTTGCCAACGATTAAGTGACTAAATAATAATACCTATAAGGTCGCACTTAAGGTGGAAAAGGTGTCTTCGGACACCTTTTCTTGTATAAATAGTATTGCGACTTTATAGAGTAGAACTATGAAACTCAAAGAGTATCACTATGTCTATTATTCCTATGAGGAATATGGTAGAGGATATTTTGGATCAAGAACCTGCAAATGCTTACCTGAAGAAGATGTAAAGTATTTTGGTTCTTTTAGTGATAAGAACTTCAAACCAACTCAAAAAATAATACTCAAAAGTGATTATGCTGCAAGAGAAGAAGCATATGCTGATGAAATTATTTTGCAGAGATATTATAAGGTAGTAGAGAACCCACACTTTGCTAACAGATCTTATCAAACTTCTACAAAGTTTTGTTTTGTCCCGTCAAAGGGTTCTTTTAAAACTTGTAAAAAAAGAAAACCAATGCCAGAGGAGCAAAAAATAAAATTGAGATTGGCGGCAAAAAATAGAAAAATGAGTGATGAAACTAAAATAAAAATTGGTAATGCTATAAGAGGGAAAAAAAGAAGCAATGATACCAAAAAAAGAATGAGTGATGCTGCTAAAAATAGAATTTATAGTGAAGAAATATTGGAACTAAGAAGAAAAAATATTAGCGAAAAGACTAAAGGAAAAATACCTTGGAATAAAGGACTTTCTATGAGTGAAGAATTTAAGAAAAAGGTATCAGAGAAAACAAAAGAAGCAATGAAGAAATTAAAAGAAATCAACTGTAAAGTCTAACATTATCGCCGCGAACTAAATTTTCACTAACATACTGTGAGGACCCTTTTTTGTATGGCATAATATCTCCCATATCGTTCAGTACAATATTAAGATAGAATGGTTTGAGAACGTAAATATTTCTTTTATCATTCTCTAATTTGTCTTCATATTCATAATTGGTAACTGGTACTGCAATATTTCCAGTATCAACTTGTGTATCAATAAAGTAATCATAATAATTGATTGAATAACCATCAGGAACTTCTAATCCACCAGGAACCATAATGACTCCTTGACTATTTGTAACTTCCGATGTTTCGTAATGATGTATTCCACTATAAAGAGTTTCATAATCACTATACTTATTCAGCACATATCTGTCAAATGCATCTTGTGTGAGTGGCCATTCTGTTTGAATATTGACTACATTATTGCAGAGAAGAACCAACCAATCTAATGTTGAATCTCCATAAACTTCAAAGGCAACATTATCGGGACGATCATTTCCTGTGATTTTATACTTTTCAAAAAATGCTAAGTCTTGGAAAATATCTTCACGAAGTTTTCCTTTTTTGAAAATATTCTTTACTGGAATATAATCTCCAATATTAGCATTTGGTAGTCTGCTAACATAATCAAAATTTGGAACCTGGCGGAAATAACTTGGCATTTTAGTAACCTATGTATTTGTCATTATTACTATCAAGATTGGTATAATCATCATCAAAGATTGGCTCAAGTTCTTTAAATGTAAGTGACATTTCATAAGAAGTCATTGATGGTTCTTCTCCATTAAATGACATATAATTTCCATCGGGAGTATAAGATACATTACAAGATTGTAATGCACATTCTTTAAATTTATTCAGGTAAGGATGTTCTTTATTTGATGTTAGATATGCAATTGCAAATGTATGTGGAGAACCAAGAAGGAGCGTAGATGTGCTTCTTTTTACACTCATAGTTTGTTTGAAAAATCTAATTATTTTTTTTACAATAATTGCTTCGTCTTTACTTCTTGGTGATAATCTAAAATTAAATGTAAAACTGCGGAGAGAAGGTCCAGTAAATAATAATTCTAAATTTGGATTTGGTGCCGCACCAGTCGTCCTTTGTAAAAGATTATTTGTATCTGTTACTGCTTCTGCAAATTTAGATGGGACCATAGCTAATAACCCAGAAGTACGAGCTCCTTTAAATTGAGAACTTAATTCTTTAAATGCACCTTCTCCACCATTTGTAATTCCTTCAACTGCAATACTTGCAAATGCTTTTTTAAATGGATCCAATTTATCATCTTGCCAATCAACAGAATTTGCGTCACTAATGCCTCCTGGAATTGGAAGAGTAACTGATCCTAAAATTTCTCTTTTACCATCTTTACCAATAGTAGGTCTTTTAAAACTATCTAAAGTAACACTTCTATTTTCATTACTTGCGCCAGAAGATGCATTAAGTCCTGGTGGTTTATATTCTAAAGCAGAAAATTTGATACAATCTTGATATTCTAACTGCAAATTTTCTGGATATCTAAGATTTAAATCATATTTTTTTCTTGAATTTCCTTTTAAATCTTTTAAAGCTTCTTCAAATGCTTTTTTGTCTTCTGCTGTGGGTGCTGGTGAACTTGGATCAGTTCCTGTTGGAGTTTTTGATGTATTTTTTTGAAATAATGTTGAAGATAATCCTGATGCTGAAACGTTAGCTTGTTTTGCTACTGCTTGTGGTGATGTTGCAACTACAGTTTGTATTTGTGTTGGCTTTCCTTGATCATATTTTGCAAATTCTTGTTTTAGTTCTGCTCCTGCATCAAATGGACTCCATTTTCCATCACCATCTCTATTATAAACTCCCTGTAAATTATAAAATTTTGGTGCGCCTGTTCCTGGTGCAGCATACTGAATTCCAGTTTCTCCTTGCCCATTCCATTTATCTCTTGGTACTTCTGTCCAATAAGTTAACATACTTCCTTTATTTGGATCTGTTGGTTTAACTGTATTACCATCTTTTACATAGTATGTTTTGGTAATACCGTATAACTCTGTTCCTGATGGTAATTTAATTTTAAATGGTTCGGAAGTTGCAGTTTCTGACATCAGAAATCCCTCCCATCTACAAAGGGATCGTTCATCTTAATTTTTTGTAGAGTATGAGACATTTATGATGGGGTTTTATTTATTTAGACGGAATTTTCCATAACTTAATGAAATTAATTCATCAAGTTCATTTGGACGAACAACGTGCAATTTACCAGCAACTTCTTCCCAGGTGTAGTTTCTATATTTTCTCCAATGAAAGTTAATTCCTCTAAATCCCCACCTTTGAAGTTCAGTGCAAGCAATCAAAGGATGTTGATCATATTCAATTCCTGGAGTTTTTGCATTATAAATGAATGTATAAAATTTTCCTGGTTCTGGATGTAATACTTCTTCCTTAAAAACATCAATAATAATCAGCATCAAATCTTCTGGATCTTTTGAATTTGATGCAGCAATTCTTTTTTTTAGTTCTTTTATTCTTAAATTTGAATAAGCACCTATGTATTGACCAAAACCTTCTGCCATTATTTGATACTATTAACGAATTTTCCACCTTGCTTGAGAATATAGTATCTGGAAAGTCCTGTTTCTTTAATTGCTTCGGTCATAGATTTATATATTTTATCATTATATTCCACTGATTTTGCTGCATAAGATTGATTTTTCATAAATTCACTATGCTTTTTATGCTTCCCTTTATCAATTTTATTTCTTTCCGCCATCTTTTTCAAATTCTCAACATAATAAGAAATTGGTCTTGGATTATTTTTTAATCTTTCTCTGTGTGTTTTTGAAATTTTTTGTCTTGTTTCTAAACTAACTATATTACCTTTCCTACCTTTTAGAGCAGCACCTATTTTTACTCTAACTTCTGGTCTTTTTGTTGGGCTGGCATCACCATACATTTTGGGTGGGGCGTTTCCACCATCTGCAATATTCATCAAAATACCAGTTCCATCACATTTTTTACCAAACACAGCAATCATATAGATTTCGTGCTTAAATGCTTCTTCTTCTGTAAGATTTTGTTTTAATTTTATTATTCTACTTCTATCTTTTGGTGGATTGCAATTTTTTCCATGTCCATAATTACATCTATATCCTTTACCCTTACCTATGTAATAAGGTTTGCCATCTTCTTTTAGATATGCATATGTGTAATAACAGTTCATTTATATTTTACATCTCTGTTATTATTTATAATTAAAAAAGTTCGTCTTCGGTTATAATCTTGAATTCTAACATTCTATCCTTACAGAATTCTACAGCTGCCTTCCACTTTGCCTGATTGACTGCATAAGTTTTTGCTTCGTATAGAAATCCTTTTGTCATTCTTGATTTTGGTTTTGGTGGTTGAGTTTGTCTCTTTGGTTTGACTTCAATCACATAGGTCTTAATCTGTCCTGTGCTTTCTTTGAGTTTGATTATAAAATCAGGAAAGTATCTATGAATCCGATTATCAACAGGAGACACATATGGAATAAAAAATTCTTCACTCCCCCAAGAAATTATATTTTCATTGAGATCGCACCAAGAGCAGAAACGTCTTTCCCAACTACTTCTACAAATAATATTATTTGGATCGCCTTTATATTTGTTTGGATAAGATGGTCTGTATTTGCTCTTATAACTTTCTGCCATTATCTTTACTACATAATATAACGGATCAAAAAGTATTTATAAATGCCTACTCCAAGGACAGTAGCACAAATTAAGGCAAATTTACTACAACCAGCACTGACTTCTCACTTTGAAGTTCATATTACTAAACCTGAGGGATTAACTGGTGAGTATTTGTCTGCTAATGGTGTATTTAACCTTAACCAAGAGAAATTACAATTGCTTTGCAGTGAAACTGTTTTGCCCGGATCATCATTAGCAACTCACGAAATCAATAATGATTTTACAGGTGTGACTGAAAGACATGCATATAGAAGACTTTATGATGATCGTATTGATTTGAGTTTTTATGTAGATGCAGAAAATTATTTGCCAATTAGATTTTTTGAATCTTGGATAAAGTATGCAGTAAATGAAAATACTGGGGATGCTTCGGGAGGAAAACCAGTGGGATCTAAAAATCCTGCTTATTTTTATAGAGTAAATTATCCAAACTTGTATATTGCCCCTCAAGGATTGACGATTACAAAATTTGAAAGAGATTATAAAAGGAAACCATTAACTTATAAATTTGTAAATGTATTTCCAATAGCAGTTACATCAATGCCAGTATCTTATGATGCATCTTCATTATTAAAATGTACAGTCTCACTTACTTACATTAGATACTATATTGATGAAACAACAGATAAACAACCAGATACTCAAAATTTTAATCTAACTCCACAACAACTTGCAGATCTTAATGCTCAGACATTTAGTCCAAATATCAACCTAACTTCCTTAGACAATTTTACATCAACAGGTGGAGTACCTTTTGGTGCATCTGCGGCAGTTGGAAAAGCAATTGATGTTAATACTGCTTATAGTGGAAATTTTAATCTCAATGTTAAGTAATAAATAATCACATCTGAAATTTTTATTGGATATTATGCCTTTACCAAAAATTGCTACGCCAACATATGAACTTGAATTGCCATCAACGGGAGAGACAGTCCAGTACAGGCCATTTTTAGTAAAAGAAGAAAAAGTATTAGTTATTGCTTTGGAGAGTGAAGATGCAAAGCAAATTACTAATGCTATTAAAACCGTAATTAAGAATTGTATTCTTACAAAAGGAATTAAAGTAGAAGCACTTCCCACATTTGATATTGAGTATTTGTTCCTGAATATTCGTGGTAAGTCTGTTGGAGAAGAAATTGAAGTTAATATTATCTGTCCAGATGATGAAGAAACTAATGTTGCCGTAAAGATTGATTTAGATTCAATCAAGGTTCAAAAAAATGAAGAGCATTCGTCTAAAATTAAAGTAGATCCTACAATTATGATGGCGATGAAATATCCATCATTGGATCAATTTATTAAAACTAACTTTGATTTTAAAAATGATAATGCAATGGATCAATCATTTGAATTGATTTCTTCTTGTATTGATAAAATTTACACTGAAGAAGAAGTGTGGTCTGCATCTGATGTAACCAAGAAAGAATTGATTGAATTCTTGGAACAGATGAATTCAGCACAGTTTAAAGAAATTGAAAAGTTCTTTGAGACAATGCCCAGACTTTCTCATAAAATCAAAGTTACAAATCCAAAAACGCAAGTAGAAAGCGAAGTAGTTTTAGAAGGGTTAGCATCTTTTTTCGCATAGCCATGGTCCATATGGACCTAGAAAACTACTTCCGTCTTAACTTTGCTTTGATGCAGTATCATCGATGGTCCTTGTGGGAAATTGAAAATCTTGTACCTTGGGAAAGAGATATCTATGTTGAATTACTAAAACAGCATCTGGAAGAGGAAAAGTTAAAACAACAAGCAAACGGTTAATTTTTATTTTATCTTTTCTACATTTATAATATCTTTATGTTTTTTTCTATTGCCATTATAAACGCCGTAAATATTTCCAACACTATATCCATTTCCCTTTCTTCTTTTAATATATGCTCTTTTGTTTTTCCCCTTTCCAATATAATAAGGAGTTCCATCTTCACGCAAATATGCGTAAGTATAATACATTTCTACTCTATTGAACCGCATTAATTATTTATATAATAAAGGGGGACTTTTGCTCCCCCTCCTGTGAATTGCGGTTCAGCAGGTATTATTATATATGATAATAAATATAATTACGAGTAGAAAAAAAAAACTGAAGCAGCAATCAAATGGCGGATCCTTCTAAAATCAATTCTCTAGTTCTCTTTAAAGGGAAGAAGGTATCTATCGAAAAGATTGATGAAAGAATTTTAGAACTGCTTGGTCTTCAGGATGAGTATGAGTTGTCATATGATGAATATATTGGACATTTGAGAGAAGCAATGGTTGCTTCTAGAATGTCCAAAAGTAAGTATTCGACTGTAGAAAGTGAATTATTAGCAAATGAATGGAAGAGAGTAAAGACAAAAAAAGGTAGATTTAAGCCAAAAAAAATTACTGCAGCAAGTTTTAAAAAAGGAAGTGCTGTAGGCATTAATCTCTTCAAACAAAAAGCACTGGCAGGAATTAAACCCCTTTCTCTTCCTCCAGCAGCTGACAAGATGACTGGTGGAAATGAAATAACAACAATCATTGATGCTCTTGCTGAAATTATTAAAAGTTTAACGCAGCAAAATAGAGATTCTAAAAAGCAATCTGATGACCAAAGAAAAAAAGGAGAACAGGCAAGAAGAGCAGGAGTAGAATCAAAACTTGAAAAAGGATTTAGTGCTGCTCAAAAGATTGCAGAAAAAATTATTGCTCCAGTCAAATCTTTACTGCAAAGAATTTGGGATTTCTTTACTGCGGTTTTCTTGGGAAGAGCAGTTTACTTGTTATTGGATTGGTTTGGTAAAAAAGAAAATCAAGAAAAAGTTCGCACGATAACAAGATTCCTTACAGATTGGTGGCCTGCAATTGTTGGTGGATTTGTTTTGTTTGGAACAAAGTTTGGGAAAGGTATTAGAGTTCTAACAAGAATTGCACTATCTGGAATTGGACAACTTGCAAAAGCAATTCCTGCACTTATAAGATTTGGTAAAAGTAATCCAAAGTCTGCTTTAGCACTTGCTGGTGGTGCATGGGCTGCAACACAACTTGCACAAAGGGCATTTAGTGGTGGTGATTCTGAATCAAAAGTTGAAGGACGTTGGGGTGGTGGATTTATAAAAATTCCAAAGTTTTCTGGTGGCGGATTTAATTATTTTTCTGGAAGAGTGAGTGGACAAAAAGGAGTTGATAAAATTCCCGCAATGCTTTCTGATGGAGAATTTATTATGTCTCGCGGAGCAGTTGCAAAATATGGCGTAGATACATTGGAATCAATGAATGCTGCTGGAGGAGGGACAAATAAACCTACATTTATAAGTGGAATACCTCATGCTGTTGGTGGTGGATTGATTGGAAATGCTCCCAAATCAACTAAAACTCCTGCATTATCGCCAATTGAAATTAAGTTTGCAAGTCGTGCAAGACAAAGAGGAATTACTGATCCAATTGAACTTAAGGCATTCTTATCTCAAGTAAAGCACGAATCTGGTGGATTTGGCACTCCAAAAAGAGAGAAATATAATTCAAGTCCAAATGATCCGCCAGGGAAACCTGGATATGAATATTTTAAGGGATATGCAAATCCTGCACTTGGACTTGGAAATCGTAATACAGATGATGCCTATAAGTATATTGGTCGTGGATATTTGCAAATCACTGGAAGAGCAAATTATGAGGATATTGGTAGAAGGATTGGAAAGAATTTATTAGATAATCCACAACTTATGATGAACAGTGATGTTGCCTTAGATGCATCTATTGAATATTGGAAATCAAGAGTAAGACCAAAAGTTACAAATTGGAGTAATACCTTCGAAGTGTCAAGAGCAGTAAATAATCCATCTGCAATGAGTCCAGATCAAATTGTTGGAATGAAAGATAGACAACAAACATTTCAGCAATATAATCAAATTTCAAATAAAACCATTGCATCTTTAACTGCACCAAAACCAGTTATAAAAAAAGAACCAAGTTTATTGGATAGATTAAGTTCAATCTTTGCTCCAAAGGCAACTGCTGCTGAAATTACTCCAAATTTAAAACAATCTAAGAGTAATATAAGTGGTAGATATTCTGTTGCTCCTCCATCTAAATCAAGAGTAAAAGTTATTACTACATCTTCTGGAGGAACAACAAAACCTCAATTGGGCAGTATGCCTACAAATAATAAAGGAACTCCAGTATTCCCTGCATCACATCCAGGAAGTAATGCAGCAAAAAATGCAAAAGCATATGGTATTAGATAATGGCAATCAAAGCACTTCCTCCAGCAAAAATTAATCCAACAAAACTTTTAGGTGGATTATCTTCTTCTATTAAAAAAATATCAGCAAGTTCTTTGCGTGATGAGAGCACTGGTATATCAAAAAATAATTTAATCATTATTAGAACACAAGTAATAAAAATTAAAGATTTAATTCAAAGCACTACACTTTTAAAGAGCGCAGAGATTGAAAGAAAAAGAAAGGAAAGTGAAAAAGAAAAATTTGGAAAAGAAGAGGAAAAGTTAGAAACAAAAAAAGAACCTGGCACTAAAAAATTAAATGTTCCTGGGTTACCAAAACTTGGATTTCTTGATAGATTAAAAAACTTTATCTTTAATACTTTACTTGGATATTTTGTTTATAAATTAATTCCATATACTCCACAACTTATTAATTTTGTAAAGATTGCCGCACCTGCATTTGATTTTCTTATTGATATGAGTGGGAAGTTACTCAATGGAATGGTAAGTTTTATAGATGCTGGTTATAAAGCAGTTGATGCAACTCGTGGTTTGGTTGGCAAAACATTTGGAGAAGATGCATTAAAGAACTTTGATAAACTTACAGGTGATTTTAAGAAGTTTATGAACCTTGCCATTATTGTGGGAATGGCAAGTGCTGACTTTGGAATGGATCGTTTGGGTCGCAAATTAACTGGTAAAGGTGCTGAAAGAGCTGCTGAAAAAGGAGCAGGAACACTTGCCAGGAGAGGTGCTGGTAGAGTGACGACAAGAGCTGGTGCTCGTATTGGTGGAAAATTTGGTGCCAAGATAGGATCCAAAGCATTTAAAGCAATTCCACTTTTAGGTGCCGGACTTGCAATTGTTGAAGGTATAATGAGAATTAAGGATGGTGATTATGTTGGTGGATTACTTTCTTTTGGTTCTGCGATTCCTGTTGCTGGGTGGGCGTTTTTGGCACTTGATATTGCTCGCGAATTTATGGGCGGGCAAGAATTTGATAAATCTGTTGGAAAAGCATTTGGTGGAACCCCTGGACTTACAGATAAGCAGGTTCAACAAAGACAACCATCTATGTCTGGTCCTTCGTTTATGGGTGTTGCCGGTGGCGGACCTATAACAAGAGGTGGTAAGATTATTGGTGGCGTAAAAAGAGGAGTAACAAAAACTAAAGTAACCAGAGGAGTAAAGGTAGAACCACCTACACTAAAACCAGGTGCTGCAGTTGGTGGTGAAAAACAAATAGAAAAAATCTTTCCAGAAACTGATAAGAAAGATACTGTAAATCCTGGTGGTTATATTAAAAAATCTTATGATACTCTGGGGACTGCTCCATTCTTTGGACCACTCCTAGCAATCGCAACCAAAGTAGTTGCAGGCGAAAAACCTTCTGCTGTTGATTATAAAAATGCAGGGCAAGGTTTAAGTGGATGGATTAATAATACTTTTGGAAATTCTGGAAGTGGATTTGCTGGTGGCGGTGAAGTTGGTCCTGGTATGTTTAATGAAGATATGACGAATGTGATTGCAAAATCCGTTGAAGATAGCATTTCTCCAAAAATAGATGCAGCAATTCAAGATTTGATGAAGAATTTGATGTTAAAACCATCTGAAGAAAAGAAAGAACAACCTCCTGGCACTGAAGATGATTTTGGTGGGAGTGCAACTGAAGCAATCGGTGGAGCGCGTTTACTTATGGCAGCAGGATTTCCATCTCTTTCTGCTGCTGTTCTTTCATCAATTATTCAAGCAGAATCTACTTGGAAAGGTCAAAGAACTCCCTGGGTTTTAAATGATGGTGCAGGAACAAATAAAGGTTTGATTAGTTGGAATAGAAGTAGAATAACCAATGCAGAAAAATTCTTAGGTAAACCATTAGAAACTGCAAGTAATGCTGAACAAATAAAATGGATTAAAGAAGAATTAAAGCAATATGGACTTCTTGATGAATTTATGAATCCACAATCAACAGAAGAACAACTTAAAAAGGCAGGATATGCTTATGTTGGATGGGATCGTAGGTATGATGCAGATCACTGGAAAAATATTGCAAATATTCGTTCTGCACTTGAAAAAGGTGAAATGGGATCATATATTGCAGGAAAACCCGGTATGACTGACCTATCAGGTGTTCAATATATTACTGGAGATCCATCAAGTCCAAATTATGCTCCTGATCATGGCGGACCTGGGTATGCTGAAAAATATCACGATCACCTATCATTCAAGGATAGGGCAACGGCAGAAAGAGCATATAATTTCTTTTCCAAAAGATTTAAAGTTACTGAATTTAAAGGTTTTGGTAGCGGAGTTACTGGCCCTCACAGTGGAGAAGGTTCTTTACATCATTCTGGATTGGCATTTGATATTCCTGGATATCAGTGGGGAGGTAAACCTGGAACTCCTGCAGGCCCAATTGAATGGAAAGGATCTGCAAAAGTTAGGAATGCTTTAGCAGAATTTCAATCTTTGAAAGCAATGGCTAAAGGTGGATTGGTTCGTGGAATGACCCGTGCCATTATTGGCGAAAAAGGTCCTGAATTTGTATTAGATTCGAATACAACTTCAGCACTTGAAAATACCTTCCCTGGGTTTTTGAATGCACTTAATAAGGCAAACTATAATGATGCAATTCAAGTTCTTCGTGATTATGCTTCTTATGAATCTGGATCAGAAGAACAAATTGTAGTTGAGCAACCAGCACCAGAAATAGTTTATCTTCCTATGCCAATGCCGATGGGATCGGGAATAGGTTTTGGTGGAGGAGGTTCCTCTCCAGATTCAGATTATGATATGACTTATATGAACGCTTAAATAGTGTAGGAAAACAGAGATTTATGTCTAATCAAGCGATAACTACAAGACAGTTTAAAGATGTTGATATCAAAGAATTTGCCATAATTTCTAATGATCAATCAACAAAGGAAGATAAAATTCCTGATATGCTTACTGATCTTTATTACTATGAAAGTATTCTTAATGAGACGATAAGAACTTCTATTGTTCTGGCAGATACTGGCAATACAGTACAAAAATCTGGAGTTAAAAAAACATTACTGGAAGGTTTGCCATTAGTTGGTCAAGAAAAAGCAACAGTCAAATTGGTGGATGCAAATGGAGTAGAATTAAAATTTGATGTTTATGTGAATAAAATTACTCCAATGTTTCAGGATACAACAAAGTCTCTCTTGGGATTGGACTTTGTTTCTAAAGAAGGTATCTTAAATTATAAAGTTGCATTAAATACAAGATTTGATGGAAAAATATCTGATAGTATTAAAAAAATTCTTACTGACACTAAGTATCTCAATACACAAAAGAAACTTGATATAGAAGAGACTGAAAATACTTACAACTTTATCGGAAATCAAAGAAGACCTTTTTATGCTTGTGTTTGGTTAGCAAAAAAAGCAATACCAAAAATTCAAAACGCAAAAGGAAATACTGCAGGATATTTCTTTTATGAGACCTCGGATGGATTTAAGTTTAAATCATTGGATGGTTTGTTATCGGAAAATGAACCTGGAAGTGGAAGTAAAAAAAATTATAAATCATTGATTTATAATCAAACTTCAGAGGGGGCAGGTGCAGATATTCCTGCTGGATATGCAAAAATTTTAGAACATAATGTTGATGATGTGACAGGAACTGCTGAATCAAAATTACAAATCGGCACTTATTCTACAAGAACAATTCTATTTGACCCATTTAATTGTTACTATGAAGTTATAACACCAAATTCAAAACAATTTGAAAAAAATCTTCAACTTGCAGGGAAAGAACTTCCAAAATTAAATCCAGAATTTAATCGAGAAGAAAAGGATAAAGATTTCTCAAGAACCCAGTGTATGTTGATTGATAAAGGATCATTGCCAACAGGAGATACATCTCAGCAAATATCAAAATCCAAAGAAGAAAATTTTGATCCAAAAAATATTTTAAATCAATCAACGATGCGTTATAATCAATTGTTTAGTACAAGAACAACGATTACTATTATTGCTGATTTTAGTTTGCACGCTGGAGATTTAATTTTTATAGATTCTCCAGAACTTTCAACAGAAAAAACTCAAGGATTGAACAAACAATTTGGTGGGTTTTATATTATTGCAGATCTCTGTCATTATATTAATAAAGCAAATGGTGGATGGACAAAACTTACATTAGTAAGAGACTCTCTTGGTAAGAAAGGGTCACCAATTCCACTCTAAATACTTAGACAATACACTCACTAAAAAAATGGATAGTGTAGAAAAGCATATAGAGAAAGATAAGAAGATTCTTGATGATCCTTTGATATCTCCACAATCTCGCCGCCATACTGAACAAGAACTGGAAGCGTTGGAAAAATGGGTTGAGAATCATCCAAACGATCATTATGATCCATCGCCATTAGAATTATATTGCGATAGTAATCCAGAAGCACCTGAATGTAGAATTTATGAAGATTAATTATGTCTGAAGGAGCATTATTTAACTCAGGATTTTTAGGATCATCATTTAATTGGTGGGTTGGTCAGATTGCTGACGATTCCACTTGGCGTGATAATATGCTTCCAGGAAAACATCAAAGTTCAAATGAAATTCCTGGTTGGGGTCGTAGATATAAAGTCAGAATTATTGGTCTTCACGACAAAGAAGAAGAAACAATTCCTTCGGATCAACTTCCTTGGGCTCAGGTTATGTATCCCACCACTGCTGGTGGTGGTCAGACAAATGCGATTGAAACTCTAGGTTTAAGACAAGGAAATTTTGTATTTGGATTTTTCCTTGATGGTCAGGACCAACAAGTTCCTGTAATTATGGGAGTGCTGGGAAATAATTCTCAGACTATACTTGCAACAAAGATTGGAACAACCGCACAAAATTTTGCTGCAACAAGTGGATATGCAGAGGGAAAAGAACCTCCGCAACAACAAGCAAAACCAAAAGTTCCTGATGTAGGATTATCTACAAAAAAACCAGGAACGGTAGAACAATCTGTAGAATGTTCTCCTACTCCTCCTGGAGTTAAAGTTAATGAATTTGGTCTCCGTTCAGATCTGCCCTTAAATAAGGCACAATTTGCAGATCAACAAAGTGCATTACGAGAAGCAGAGGCAAGAGGACTAACTGGGGCAAATAAAGCTGCTTTTGTTCAACAAGCAGTTGCTAAAGGAATTAAGGATCGTTGTAAGTTTTCAAATTCTCCACAATCTGGAGCAGCACCTGGTGCAACAATTGAGCAACCAGATAATCCACATATTGTAACTGCGGCAGATGTAAAAAGGCAAGAATATTATACTAAAAAAATTGTATTAATGAATCCTTGCGATATGCCTGGATCAGCATTAAAAGCAATCAGAACAATCATTGAAAATCTTACAAAAGATATTAATAAGTATTTGGCAGCAGCAAAAAGTTATATTGATGCAGTTACAAGTACAATAACATCTCTTAAAGAACTAATTGCGAATGCTGCTTGTCAAATCGCAAAATATATGAAGATTATTTTTGATAAAATTTTTGAATATGTTTTGAAGAAAATTAATAAGGCACTATCACCAACAGTTGATTTATTATATCCAAATCAAAGATATAAGTATAGTGATCTCAAAGAAATTATCAATCAAATTCTTAATGACGTTTACAGTAAAATTACCAATAATCTTTGTGGACAAATACAAGGATTTTTGGATAAAGTTTTGGATAAAAGTACTTCAAAAGAACGTGATCCAGATGAAGAAGATTCTACTATTTCAACAAAAGGTACTACTACTGATACCCCTATTTGTTCTGTAGAAGATTTGAGTGGAAGTATCATAGGACAAAATATGAACGAAATGAATAAGTCTGTCGATAATATTCTGGATAATATTAATAATTTTCTTTCTGATATTCAATCGGAATTATCAGAAATTTCTGGTGCTGTTAATAATGTTGGATCTATAATTGGCGGAATTAGTGGAAGTATTACTTCGGCACTTAGTTTTACAAATATTGTATTGAATATATTTCCGAGTGACTTGAAACCCAATTGTGCGGTATCGGATCAATATTCTATATCTACTGGTAGTGGTGCTACTGAACAAGCACAATTGCCAAGATTTGCTGAAGTAGACAAAGCAGCAAATAATCCTACAATATCAACTCCTTCCCCAACAGTACCATTTAAGGAAGTATCAAGTAGTAAAAGAGGAACTATTGTTTCGGGATATTCTGTAGGATTTAATGCTGGGACTGCTTGATAAATATCATTAACAAGAAAAAGATATGCCGACTAATTTATTTGGACCAAAATCTAAAGATGATATTAGAGTAGGATATATTTCTACTGATACGGGATATGTTACAGGAGTGACTATCGGCGAAGCAAATATCTATGCCCAAGAAAATCCAGGAACGATATTCATTTTTAGAAATGGTAATAATAATATTCAGTATTTGAATATTAATGATGTTAATAATTTAACCACAGATAGTCTTGTTTCCACTGCAAATAGTTGTGGCGGTCCTCAAACAGTTGTAGAGTGTGGTCCGCCAGTTATTGATTTTAGTGGCGGTGGTGGCATTGGTGCAGTAGGAAATGCTGTTGTTGGTATTGATGGCGCAATACTTGCAGTAGATGTTATAGAAGGTGGATTTGGATATCAATACGAACCTTTTGTAAATGCGAAAGATGTCTGTCAAAATGGTAATGGAGTAGTTCTTACAGCTGTTCTTGGAGAAACTACTGAGACACTTGAGACATATGATAATGAAGCAGACTTTGAAGAATATGAAATAAGTCCAGATACAACTGTTGGATATGGAAGAAATTGGGGTCCTAATGGAGAAGATTTGGGTGCTTGGCAACCTGGAACTTATACTGGTGTAACCGAAGATCCAATTCAAAGAGAAATTGAAAAATATCAAAAAGAACTTACTATAGGAAAAAATCCATTTTGGACAACAAGAAAAAATACGCCAAAAAGAATTAGATCATTAAGTCAATCTTTCCGAAAGTATGAGGTAACTGATGCTTCACATTTAGAGTTAGTTCGCAAAAAAGATAATAATCCAAACTATACTGCATGGAATGACTTTATGAATTCCTATGCAGTCTCTCCCGTTTCTCCATCAAATGTTCCTGGAAGTGATTTTGCAGGAAGAGTATTTACTTTTGAATGGGAAGATGAGTTTCCGCGTGATGGAGAATATGTTTTTAGAGGATTATGTGATAATAAAGCAACATTATATGTTGATGGATTGAAATTTTTTGATCTTGAGAATTTTAATGCGCCAGTAAATCCACAGAGAAAAACATTAAAAGGAGGTGTTCATAAAATTAGAGTTGATTTGGAAAATTTTCCCATATATGAAACCAAAATAATACAGGATAAAATAGAAAAACAAGTAGAGGGTGCAGATTTTATTCTTAAAAGTGATGGATATTATTTGGTAGTGGGCGGAAATATTGAAACTGAGGTAACACTTTCTTTAGTTTGGAAAGATGATCCAAATAGTTATGGAATAGCAATTTCAAAAGCAATTATTCCAAATCCAGATGGGCAACCAATTGTTTTGGAAAAAACTAAAGATGGTGGTAATTGGCAAACAAGGGGAACTGTAAGTGCAAAATCTGTTTTTAAAGTAAATAGAGAATATGGTCCAATTAGATTTGTAGATACTCAAAGAACACCAAGACTTGCAAATAGGAATACTTTTTATGGTGCAGATAGCACTAAGTATCAAAAAATTGAATTTTTTGATGGTGGGGGGAATGATGTAAATGGTTCTATTGAAATTATAGAAACAAAAAATCTTCAATCAAGTAGGACCATTAGTCAACTGACATCAAGACCAGTCCAAAATTCGAATGTTTTTAATACAATAGATTATATTGATAAAGCAAATCGTCGTTTGTGGAGGACCAATCCAACAGCAACTGCAACATCCAATATTGCTGATCGTTATGGAGTATCTCCTTTTGATACAACAACCAAAGAAGCACAAACTAATAGTTTTGCTGGAAAGCATAATATTATTTGGAACAATATTAATTTTCCTATCGATGGTGATTACAGAATTCAAATTGCTGTTGATGATAATGTAACACTTTATATTGGAGATATTCAAATTAGGAAAGAGGGATTCTTCCCAGGCACATCTACAGGTACTGGAGATCTTAATGAAATCTATCAATTTAAGGCAGGAAATTATACTATTCGTGCAGAACTAGAGCAAATTGAAGGAAGGTCATTGTCTAAAGGAAATCCAATGGCTCTTGCGGTAAATATTGAAGCAACATATACAACTGAGCAGGTAGTTGCATCAAGATCTTGGAATGAGAATCCAATGGGAATATCGATTACAATTGATGCTCCTCCTCCAATCATTCCTCAAGAAAAACCCCCTGTTCAAACTGGAAGATGTCCTCCCAGCCCACTTTGGTCTACAAGATTTCCTGGCGCATCCAATCCTTGGTATCCTGTAAGATTTAATGGTTGGAGTAAATTTTTAAATCGTTATGCATTATCTCCAGTTCCTCCATTGGATACTTTTGATAGTGATAGAGGGGGAACAATTTTTAGAAATTCTTGGAATGTAGAAATTCCTTATCGAGGATACTATAAAATTCAAGGCGAGGTAGATGATATTGCTAAAATTTATATTGATAATAATTTATCACTTGACCTTTCTAGAAGAGTTGGTAAAACAAATGGTTCAGAAAAAGTTCTATTGGAAAAAGGCAATCATACGATTTCAGTAGAAGTTTCTAACTACACTTCTGAGACTTTTGCTCAAGTTGAAAAGAAAATTTTCAGTACAAAAGATTGGATTGTATCTTCTCCGCCCCAACCAAAAACTGTTGATGTTGATTTTAATATCTCTGTTACTGGTCAATTTGCAAATAAATTTGCTATTGATGACTTAGGAATTTCAATATCAAAAGAATATGATAATGGAGAAAGTAGTAAAAAAGAAAATATTACAAAAAATGTTCAATATGGTAAAGTATATAAAGTAAAACTTTCTACTAGTAATCGCGGACAAATAAAGTTAAGAACTAAAGGAGATAATGTATTAGAGGTAGAGGATTATAGAGATTATAATTGGAGTGATATTCAATGTGCTACTAGTATTGGAAGATTTTATGATCTAAAAGGTAATGAATGTAAATTTGTTGTCGATGTTGTACAAAAATTCCCATCAATTACTAGTGGAACTGTAAAAAATGGAATAACTTATGATGGTCCTACGGATATTACAAGTTATAATGGAAATGATATTTCACCTCTTTTTAGCAATATTCTAACTCCAACAGATGAAATACAAGGAAAAACTTGGTTCTTCCGTTGGTCAAATGTTGATTTCCCTGAAGATGGACAGTATATTGTTAAGTCCTTGGCAGATGATCAAGTCATTGTTAGAGTTGATGGCGTTGAAGCAGGAAGGGCAAAAGTATTTCAAGGAGTAAGAACAACTTTTCTGAATGTTACAAAAGGAAAAAGAATAGTAGAACTGGAGTTATCAAATATTAATATACCCAATACTTCTTTTCAAGAGAATCCAGTTGTAACTTTTGTAGAAATTACTAAAAATGTAACGGTCAGTACAGGTCATAGCAAACCTTGGACCGAAAATCCAATCGGAGTATCTGCAATTCTAGTTCCTCCACCTTGCCCCAAATTGATTAGGGGTAAAGGTGTTGTGGATAAAGTAATCGTAGAAGATCCTGGCGTTGGATATATTGCGCCAGCACCTACTGGCCAAGGATATCCCGTTCTTCTTAAACTTGCAGAAGTTATTGTAGAAAATTCGGGAATTAATTATAATTGTGGAGTAGATCAACTTAAAATTAATCCTGATACTGGATGTCAATTAAGTTATACTTGTGATTCTTTTGGTAGAATTGTAGATGTTAAAGTTAATGGTGGATGTAGTGGTTTCACTTTCTACCCAGAAATTACTCTTCCATCAGAAACTGGAGTGAATGCATCATTTAGACCTGTATTTGAAGTGATACGAGATCCATTAGACCCTGCCTTAACTGGAGAAGGAAAGAAATTAATTCAAGTTACGGATCTTGTTGGTCTCAAGCAAACTGGTTATGTAGATGGTCGTGCATATTATGGCGCAATCTTCTTTGAAAATGGTGTCAAATATGCAGGATATTATAAGACTGTTGGAACACCAACTCGTGTTTATGATACTCTTCAAGAGAGCATTACTGCGAAGGTCACAACGCCTGCAAGTGCAATTGAAAGGTCTGGTACTGATGTTACCAGTAATAATCCAAGACTTAATATTCCAGGTACGCCAAATACCACTACATAGTAATAAGTTAGGCATATCTAATGGCTACATCACAAAATCGTAATAATACAAAACTGGGCACTCCCACAACATTGTCCAAAGGTGGTGCTGCTGGTGGTGGTGTTTCAAAAACAAATACTGCTAAACAAAACTATACTGCAAAAACACTTGGTAATGATCATGGATCAATTTCTTTTGGTGCTATTCACAAACAAGGGGATGTAACGTCAGATGTAATGCTTCAAGCATCTGATGGAAGGCACGGTATCGTCTTAGATAAAGACGGTTCTCGTAAAGGATGCACACAAGTTACTGCTCCTGGTAGAATTACTATTGATGCAGGTCTTGATAAAAAGGAAGCAGAAGATACTTTGATGATTCATTCTTGGAATGGAAACATTTGTATCGTTGCTAGTAATGGAAAACTTAGATTGCAAGGAACTGATATTGAATTAGTTGCTGTTGGTGAGGGTGGTTCTAAAGGAAACATTCGTATGAAAGCAAGTGAAACAATTGAACTTGACGGGAAAAAGATCATTGGAAATGCAAAAACTTTATGTAGAATGGTTTCTAGTGGTCAAGTAGAAATGGCAGCAAATACTGCTATGAATATATACGGGTCATTAATTAGAAATACTACCGATGCCGTTGCAAATAAAGACGGCAAAAATGGTGGTAAGAATTTACAAAATAAAAATAATCAAGTATAATAAGAGGTAAAAATGGCAAATTCTTCTGATGATATTTCAACTGGAAGGCAGTTGATGGTTGGTGCAGGACAGCCTCCTTGGATGGGAGTTGGTAAAGAAGCTGTAAGAGGTGGTGCATTTGTTGAGGGTCCATTATCAATTGGAAATGCAACAGAATTTCCTGGTGCATATGCAACATTAATGGTTGGACCCTTGAGTAATGGAGATTCTATAAAAGTTCCAGTAGGCGGAGCAAACTGTGGTCAAAATTTTTCTCCATATTCACTTGTCGTAAGTGGAGATGCTGCAATCTTTGATAATTTAAGTGTCAGTAGCAAAGTCATTGCAGGTTCTGATATCATCGCTCAAGGAGAAGTTAAGTCGAGATGTGGATCGCATATCTTATCTGCTAAGAAGAATTTTGATATTCCTCATCCATCCAAAGAGGGATGGAGACTGCGCCATACGTGCCCAGAAGGTCCCTCAAATGATGTTTATGTAAGAGGAAAGGTCCTGAACCGAAATGAAATTCAACTTCCTTCTTATTGGAAGAACCTTGTTGATTGGACAACAATTACGGTATCACTGACGCCAATTGGTTCTCATCAAGATGTTATTGTGAAAAGGATTGATGAAGAAAAAGTTTACCTCCAGTCAAAGGGTGGTATGCCTATTCATTGCTTCTATCATATCTTTGCTGAAAGAAAAGATGGCGAGAGATTGATTTCTGAGTATGAAGGAGAAAGTCCAGCAGATTATCCAGGCAATAATAATGAATATTCAGTTTCTGGATATCATTATGATATTAAAGGAGAAAATTAATGGCGGAGTTTAATCTTGTAAATAACGAAAGAGTTGCTGATTGTTCTGATAGAGCAACATCAGGTTTAAAATCCACAATGTATGATTACATTGTCAAGTCGCAAACCAATGATATTGATTATCCAACAGATGCCTGTACCCCATATCTTCATGGCAATGCTCAAATTGATAATTTCCAAGTAAATAATGCACTGACTGCCCACACTGTCACGGCTGATCAAGTTACTGCATCAGGCATTACTCTTACATCTAGAAAACCTTTTGATATTCCCCATCCAACAAAAGAAGGATGGAGACTGCGCCATGTTTGTTTGGAGGGTCCAGAGTCTGGTGTCTATTATCGCGGAAGACTTACTAATTCGAATATAATTAAACTTCCAGAATATTGGAAAGGACTTGTTGATCCGGAAAGTATTACGGTTACACTTACTCAGATTGGTTCTTCTCAGGATTTGATTGTGGATAAAATTGAATGGGGAGCAAAAATTATGATTCGTTCGGGAACTGCATCTAATATTGATTGTTATTTTCTTGTTCATGGCGAAAGAAAAGACGGAGAAAAATTGATCGTCGAATATGAAGGAGAATCAATCAATGATTATCCTGGCAACAATTCAATCTATAGTATTAATAAGTAAGGAGATGGTTTAATGGCAAATAATTATTATTTTATTGATGATAGTGTATCTGCAGGATCATCCACAATGCTATCTATTCGAAATGAATCTGCTACTTTTGGAATTGGTGCTACTAGTGGTATATTAGCAACTTCATTGGGGATTGCTGGATTATCTACAACTCAAAACCTAATCGTAACTGGTATTACAACAGTTGGTTTAGGTACAACTTCTGCACCATCATCAAATTCTCAAATGAGTTTTGAGTTGACTAGTAATACAAATTTGAGAATTAAAGTTCGCGGTTCTGATGGCATTTTAAGATCTGCAAATATTACCCTTGCATAAACCTTGACAGGTGCCCCAGGACCTGCTATGATACTTGGGTAATCAACGGACGACCGAATGCAAAATGAGTACCTGACACGATGCGTTGTTGATCCTCTGAAGCGAACTGTATATCTTTATTCTAATGAGGGGACAGAAAAGCAAGTGTCATGTGATACTGTAGATGAGTTTATGAGTGTGCTAGACTTTGTTCGTTCAACACTTGATGAAAGCACTCTTTCATACGCAAATCCACTCTGAAACTAAAATTGACCTTTAATTCCATTTAAGGTCGAAAAAAATCCCGGCAAAAATTCTCACACGATACTTTTTTTAAAAATGCGTCCAGAAACAAGAGAATCAATGGAGATGTTGTTTTCTGCTCGATGGAATGTTCCAAAAGCAGCAGAAAACTGTAATCTTACCAATAAAGAAATGAAGATTACGTTTAATGAATACTGCCGTTTACATCCTGCCACTTATATGGTAGAATGTAGCAATCAACTCAGTCTTCTCTGAGTTTTTTATGCGAGTATGGTGGAATCGGTAGACACACCAGACTTATGAAAATTGAGCCTCATTTGAGAAATCTTATGAGTGTAATTCCTCAAATTCGGTGAAACCTTTAAAATGGCAATACCGAGCCAAGCATCGTAAGATGAAGGTGTAGAGACTAGACGGGGAACACCTAAACTGAAAGGTATGGTGAAGGTATAGTCCAGACCACAAACCGAAAGGGTAGTGAAAACTATAGTGGTACGAAAATCTGTTGGGCATTGCCCGTGGGAGTTCAAGTCTCCCTACTCGCATTAACGGTAAACAATTTATAAATAATTATAGTTATTGTTTACCGTTATGGCAAAATCTAGAAATTATACAGATGAAGAATTTGCAAAAGTTGTAAAAGAAAGTGGAAGTTTACGACAGGTTCTTTCTAAACTTAATTTGAGAGAAGCAGGTGGAAACTATCAATGTGCTAAAGAAAGAATTAAAAAACTTAATTTAAGCACTACACACTTTCACGGACAGGCGTGGAGTAAAGGTAAAAAATTACCTAAAAGACAACCTATTGAAACTTATCTTGTTGAAAATAGGTTGGTTCAATCAAATAACTTAAAAAAACGTCTGATTAATGAAGGACTAAAGCAATACAAGTGTGAATGTTGCGGTATTACTGAGTGGAATGGTAAAATTACGCCAATAGAACTTGACCACATTGACGGAAACCGATACAATAATACTTTAGAAAACCTTCGTCTCTTATGTCCAAACTGCCACGCGCAGACAGAAACATATAGAGGTAAAAATAAGAAATCTTAATCAACCTCTAAATAAACAAAAGTAGGAAAAGTTCCTATGAAGTACAGAATTGATGCCAGGTATTGTTGGTATAATGAGGGAACACAAATTGTTCTGATGTACTTTATAAATCAAGTTCCTTTTACTTTTGATGAACTTCCAGATGATTCAATTTATGATCTGGAATTAATCAAATTAGCAGACACAGAAAGAAGATTTGAACCAGAGGATTTATACAGGACATCATTCTATTTGATTGATGAAGAGTGTCATCCAATGTTGTTTGAACTTGAACTGGAAAATCCAGAAATGTTGCCTGTTGATTAAATGCCGAAGTAGCTCAGTGATAGAGCAGGAATTTTGTAAATTTCAGGTCGCAGGTTTGATCCCTGTCTTCGGCTTAACTAAATAAAGGAGGTAAAATCATTAATATAAAACTCTGGTACTGCGAGTCTATGAAACAATGGCGTTGGACTCTTACAGATAGTTCGCGTCCTATTCGCAAACAAGAATCGGGACAACAACCATTTCTTCGTGATGCTATGAATGATGTAGCAAATACTGTAGAATATATGTTAGAATGCAAACAAAATGAGTAATAATACTTAAACAAAATCAAATTTTCATATAGATAAAATGAAGTAAAAATTTACTTTTTTTATAACTATGGTCTTTACAGAAACTCTTTCGCAGATGTCCTTAGGAGTAGCAGGTCTATTTGTTTTTGGATTTTTAGTGATCTCTCAGTTTAATAAATCTGAGTAGGTTCTTTTATGTTGATGGAACCAAACATTTATGAGGTAGTGTCAAGGGTGCTGATGGTTAGTGGTGTGATAGGAGTCATAAATTTGAGTATCTTATGGTTTTCGACAAAAGACTAAAAGAACAATTGACTTACCAAAAACAATCGTGGTATAATATTAAAGGCGATACTTAACCAAATCCCTTCCGTGTGCTTCAGAACCTCCCTTGTGGAGGTTTTGTCGTATGATAAATAATCCATAACGGAAACTATAAGTACAAATAAGATGGGTCTCTCTCGTTTAGACAATTTTCTGAAGTCTGTTCGTGGCACAATTCTCTATGTTGATCCAAACAGTCTTGATGCTACAGACAGTATTGAGAACCAAGGGAATTCTTTAACTCGTCCATTTAAGACAATTCAAAGAGCACTTGTTGAATCTGCAAGATTTTCATATCAAATAGGTCTGAATAACGATAGATTTGGTAAGACAACCATTCTTCTCTATCCCGGAGATCATGTTGTTGATAATCGTCCAGGATGGATTCCCGATGGGTCAAATAATTATAGAATGAGAAATGGGTCCAATTCAAATGATTTTCCTGCATTTGATTTAACAACAAACTTTGATGTCACTATTGCTGATAATCAACTTTATAAACTGAATAGTATTTACGGTGGAGCAATTGTTCCGAGAGGTACTTCGATTGTTGGATTGGATTTGAGAAAGACGAAAATTCGTCCTAAGTACGTTCCAAATCCAACCAATGATAATATTGAAAGATCAACAATTTTTAGAATCACTGGTGGATGTTACTTCTGGCAGTTTTCTTTATTTGATGCCGATCCAAATGGTCAGTGTTATATTGACTACACAAGCAACTTATTTGTTCCTAACTTCTCTCACCATAAACTCACTTGTTTTGAGTATGCTGATGGAGTTAACTCTGTAAGTATTAATGATACGTTCCAAACATATTCAACATCCCGTACTGATTTGGATATGTATTATGAAAAAGTTGGTCTTGCCTATGGACAATCATCTGGTCGTGCAATTGAGCCAGATTATCCATCTTCTTCAATTGATATTCAACCTAAGATTGATGAATATCGTATTGTCGGACCAACTGGCGGTTCAGTTGGCATTACAAGTATTAAAGCAGGTAATGGTGTAACTGCAACAACAACGGTTACAGTCACAATTGATTCTGCTGTTGATGGTTTGGATGTAGATACTGCATTCCGTATTCAGGGTATTACTGCATCAGGTTATAATGGTCAGTTTGTTGTAACTCAAAGATTAAGTGATACTCAGATTACATATCAGCTTCAGAATGCGCCAGCAGTTGCACTTCCAAGTGTTACCGGAGCAACTCTGACATTAAGTTCTGATACTGTTACCTCAGCATCTCCATATATTTTCAATATCTCTCTGCGTTCTGTTTATGGAATGTGTGGTGTTCTTGCTGATGGAGATAAGGCAGAAGGATTTAAGTCAATGGTCATTGCCCAATTTACGGGTATTGGTCTGCAAAAAGATGATAATGCATTTGTTGTTTATAATTCAAGCACCAGTCAGTATGATGACAATACTGTTGCAGGAAATGAAACAATTAGCAATAATTCAAGAGCTGTATTTAAACCCACATATAGAAACTTTCATATTAAGGCAGTTAATGATGCCTTCATTCAAAACGTTTCTGTCTTCGCAATTGGATATGCAGAGCACTTTGCTGTAGAAAGTGGTGGTGATTTCTCAGTCACAAACTCTAACTCTAACTTTGGTGCAAAAGCACTTGTTGCATCAGGTTTCAGAAGAAATGCATTCCCACAAGATGATTTGGGTTATATTACTCATATTATTCCTCCAAAAGAAATTTCAAAAACAGAAACTGCAATTGAATTCAATTCAATTGATGTAAGCAAAACTGTTGGTGTTGCATCAACTGGAAATCTCTATCTTTATAATCAAACAAACTCTGATGTTGCACCAGAAAATGTTCTGGAAGGTTATAGAATTGGCGCAAGAGAAAATGATTTACTGAAAGTTCTGATTTCAAACGTGGGAGTTGTAACAGAATTTACTTCTCGTATTGTAATGCCTGGTTCTCAGTCAAGTTCTGAGAAGAAGTTCTATGTGAACAGAAGTGTCTCAGGTATTAATAGTATTACCGGCAATACACTTTCATTGACACAAAATCATAGTTTCTTCAATGGAGAATCTATTCGTATTTTAAGTAATACTGGCCAGATTCCTGATGGACTAGTGCCAAATACTGTTTATTATGCAATTACAAGCGATAATACTTCCAGTGGATTAACAACCACTGCTCAGATTAAGATTGCAAAAACACAAAATGATGCAATTAATGCTGCTGCAATAACAATCAATAACAAAGGTGGACTTTTAAGTGTTGTAAGTAGAGTATCAGATAAGAATTCTGGAGATATTGGCCACCCAGTTCAGTATGACACCACTAATTCGCAATGGTATATTAAGGTAGCATCTGCATCGACTGAAAATGCCATTTATTCTCAAATTGTAAGTCTGGGAACAACCTCACTTGGAGCAGCAACACCAAGAACTTATATTTCACGTAAGCAAGATAACAGAAACTCAACAGATACAATTTATCGTGTAAGATATGTAATTCCACAATCTGCAGGTTCTGTTGGTGCAAGACCACCAAGCGATGGATTTATTCTTCAAGAGTCCAATACATCTATTGGTTCTACTGATGCAGAAATTCAAACCTACTTTGGTAATGGGTCAATCGTAAATGTAAATCAACAAAGAAACTTTAGATTTATTGCAGGAGCAAATTGGTCCGGTACTACCGCAAACATTGTTACTGAACTTCCACATAATCTTTCTGTTGGTTCTGTTGTCGAACTTGTAAATATCAAAAGCTCTACAAATACAACAGCAGCAAGTAATACTGGATTTAATGGAACTTATTCTGTAACAGGAATTAGTAGTGCAAAGCAATTCTCTGTTGGTCTTAGCACAAATCCTGGGACATTTACCAGCGATACATCTTCAAGAACAACTGCTCTTCCATACTTCAAGAGAAAGAATTATAATAATACTTATTATGTCCATAGAAGTCAAGAAGTACAGAAGTATGTTGTAGGGCAGCAAGATGGTATCTATTATCTAACTCTTGTTAACTCATCAAATACGCCAACAGTTTCTCCATTTACTAATGAAAAATATTCGCAACCAGTAAAAGAACTTTATCCACAAATTAGTCGCGACAATCCAGTTTCTGATGCAGATGAAACAACTTGCTTTGCATCTTCATCAACTATTGGAGAAGTTGTTGTTGATGATGTTCGCAAGAGTGTTACGAAAGAAACAATCTCTAAAGTATTAAAAGATATTGATGTTGGTGTTGGTGTTACTAGCATTGTATCAACATCTTCAACAACTCATATAATATATACTTCAATTGATCACGGACTGAACAGAATTACTGCAGTCAGTATTGGAAATAGTGGTGCTGCTTATGGTTCTGGCGCAGGCGGAACTCTTTATAATGCAAAACTTGTTGGTTTTGCAGGATCCACAACAGGATCTTATGCAACTGCTAAACTAACTTTGAATGCATCGGGCAATATTACTGATGTTAAGATTATGGATGGTGGTAGTGCTTATGGTATTGGCAATACACTTGCTGTTGTTGGTGTTGCAACTACGACTGGATATTCGCAGGCATATGTAACTGTTACTAAAATCTATAATAATGTTGGCGATACTGTCAGAGTTTCTGGAATAACCTCAGTTGCATCTCAATCATTCAACGACTTATATAGAATTACAAGTGTTGCCGTTGGTGCAGCAAATAGTTTTACAGTTTCTTCCACATCTCCAATTTCGGGTGGTTCTGTGGGTTCAGATGTTACTACAAATGCATTTACCTATCTTACTGGAGAAGCAATTCGTATTAGTGCATTAACATATAGTAATACCTCAGGAATTGCAACTGTTACTACCGTCAATAGACACGGACTAAAAGTTGATA